AACTACTGTTGCTTGATTATCATACAGTTTTTTTCTGCCAGACTTAACACTAACAGTAGTTTCCAAAACACTTCCATCTGATTGAATGCCTATGCCCATTTTTATACTCCTTCTTCTTTATACATACCTGGCCAAACTTCCAAAACTAATTTAGAAGTAAGTCCTTTTATTTTAGTTTTCTTTTTTAACATCTGCATATATAATTGTGCCTCGGAATCATGCAAACTTTCTAATATTTGTACTAAAAGCTGTTTCTGTCTTTCTGGTTTTAAATTTTCACAAGCTTTATGCCCTTTAACAAAAATAGAACATAATGGCATTTCAACATATAAGCTGTTTGCTTCTTCACCTTCTGGTGTCACAATATCAGGCTTATAATCTGGTTCTTCATTTATCGCCCATTGAACTTTTGGATCAAACAGTCCTCTTAAATAATGTTTAAGGTCTTTCACTTCACTATACTTTATTAAAATATCTTTTTTTGCTTTTTTAGTTTTTGCATCATCTACTTTTTGCAAAATCTCACCAATCATTATAGTATATTTAACTGTTGTCATTAGAAATCTCCTATATGTTCAATTAACATTTTCAACCTATGCTTCACAAAATAATTTAGTAATCCACTACGATTAGGAGGTGTCTGTCCATTATATTGCTCCATAATCTCAAGTGCTATTGGAGGTGGGATATATTCAAAGTCTATCAACTCTTGATTTCTATCCCAACCATGTACCATACCATTATCACAAAAATCTTCTCTACTTTGTGTCAACCACTTAGTAACTTTTTTCTTTGAAACTGGTTTCTGTCTAGTACCTTCAACAATACAATCATCAGCAGAAAGAATATTTGGAATACCATCTCCCTTATCACCACGAATAATATGCTCTTTTAAATAAGCTTCTGCATCAATACCCTTCAACATCTTACCACGCATCGGAGAGTACTGTCTTATCTTCTTATATTTATACAACTGGTTAAAGTCTTTATCACTAGATACGATTAAAGAAGCCTCTTTTAAGTCATTATTTGCGTGTTTAGCTAACACAGCAATCACATCATCACCTTCTGCGTGTGGAACTTGTATCACTTTATATGGAAAATTCGTTTTAAGTTCATCTATTATCCTAGATATTGTATCAAACAATGCTGACCAATCCATACCTTTTTCTTTGTTCTGTTTTTCTCTTTGTACCTTTCTATGAGCCTTATAGTATGGAAATGCAACTTTTCTCCAACTAGAAAGACAGTCCGTACAGATAACCATTTCACCATACTTATCTTTATATTTACTCCTATATGATCGAACACTATTCAATACCAAATGACGAATAAATTCCTCAGAGAATCTTTCCTTATCTGGAACTTTAGATGCCACCATAATACTACCAACTATTATATTTGAAAAATCTAGTAAAATCATAGTACCCCATTATCTTGATATTGTAATACTTCTATATTAGTAATCGAATCCATACGAAATGAACGCCACTCACCTTTATTAATATCAAAAACAGGCAAGACTTCTTCATTCTCTTTACGATTGTCTGGATTTGTTTCAGGAACTAGATTTTCCTGCAACGTGCAATCCATAACACGTTCCTCACCATTTACTTTCGTAAATGTAACTCTCATAGCTTTCTTTTGTAAGTTCTTAATCAATGTATCTCTTTTCATTTTTCCTCCTCATTAAAAAAAGTATCTTCGCGTATACCACCAGTTTTTGAACCTTCAGAAAATGGTTCTTTCTGTATTTGCATAGATGGAATATCTATATCTACAGTAAACTCTTTATCACCAAACTTATCTTCAAAAGTTTTAGCAACATAATTTGTACCATCAACAACCATCTCTTTTGTATCAGCTAAATCTTCCACCAAAATATCTACATTCTCTTTATTCTGAAACAACAAAGAACCCAAAAGAAAAAACAACAATAAAATAATAAGATTTTTAATCATTAGAATACTCCTAATAGTATAGTCTGGGCATTAATTCTACCCGTCATGGTTTGCTCTTTGGTTTTCATATGATTCAACTGCTTTTTCAAAGAGCGTTTGTTCAAAACCTCAAGCACTTCTTGTGGTTTTCTAACAGTTTTCTGGATTGATGTATCTTCATCAAAATGTTGTATGGTGCAACCCTTAACAGAAAGTCCACGAATAGAATTTACAGCATGATAGACACCAAGTTTATTATATCTTGTATTATAGACCCACAACTCCTTGGCCCCAATAATTTTCTCTGGATTAACACTAACCAATTTAAGATCAGTAAATTCTTGTTGATACTTCAACTTCTTAATAAGTCTTGAAGCTGATAATGTTTTCTTCTTGCGTGGTTTGCGTTGTGCTGTAGAGTTCTTAATAATACGATCTAAATCATCAACAATTGTACCATAGAAGTCCATCATCAATTTATGATACTTTGGTTTTAAGTGACTCCATGCTTCGACATAATATTCATCATCTTTATTATATACATCAACTAACTCATTAAAACAATCAACATAAAAAGGCCTCATTTTTCTTGCGTGTGCAGCTTTACAACCAATATCTAATAAATGATTATAAGGCTCATATTTCATCTTATACTCACTATTGATAAAATCATCTACTTGTCCTTCAATAACAGAAATATAATCTTCTACTTTACCCTGTAAGCGATCTTGAATACTGATTTTTGCTCGAGGTTTTTTTTCCGCGTCTACTTCCTCTTTTTCTTTTTGCGCGACAATCTCCAATGAAGGATCAATTTTCACACCATTAATAACTGGTACTGCTCTTGTTACACCATCGGCACAAGTTAAAAGATCGTAAATTTGTTTATTCATTATAAATATATCCTCTCTCAATTATTACTATATGTCATTGTATAATCTCCAGATTGAACCACAACTTCTGGATACTCAGCATGCTTCATTGATTCTTCTTGTTTAATCATTTCTTTATTATAATATTCTTCATCTCTTTCTGGATCGCCAGACTCATTTATAGAATCTAACCAAATCTCAAAATCATGTTTACTCAATTCATCATCTTCAAACATTTCATCCCAAACACTCATTTCATTCAAGCTCCTTTCTAATTAAAATATACTACTATTATAGCAAAATACAACTTAAAACACAAGGAAGAATATGAACTGTAAACTATTGGTTCTAAAGGGTTTATACGAATATTCATAAACCTTTACAAATAAAGGGATTATAAACCCTTTATTTACTTGGGGTTGGTTGTGGCAATTTCTTAGTCAAATATTGAAGCAAATCCAACACGCGACAACAGTATCCATATTCATTATCATAAAAAGCAATCAATTGCAGGAGGCGTTTGTTAACCATTTTGGAGGAGAGAGAATCAACTATAGCAGAACATGAATCACCAATATAATCTACCGATACCAACGGCTCATATGAAACACATAATATTCCATGCATCTTTTTTTCTTTTTCAAACACTTCAATAACTTCTTTCATAATAGTATCTTGTTCCAATTCGATTGTTAAATCCAACAAAGATACATTTGGTACAGGAACTCTTAATGCAAGTCCATCTAGTTTACCTGCTAGTTCTGGAATAACAAGACCAACATTTTGTGCAGCTCCTGTCGTTGTTGGAATAATCGACATAGTTGCTGACCTTGCTCGTCTAAGATCAGAGTTAGATGAATCTAATAATGATTGACCCATAGTAAAAGAATGAACTGTAGTCATTGTACCTTGCTTGATACCAAAGTTCTTCAATAAAACTTTTAAAATTGGTGCTAAACAAGTAGTAGTACAAGAGGAAGCCGAAATGATATTACTCTCTTGTACTTTATAACTTGTTTCATTTACACCATAAACTAATGTGGCATCAACATCTTTTGCAGGTGAAGTAACTATAACATTCTTTGCTCCAGCTTCGATATGTTGTTCAAGATCATGTTTACTTGTAAACTTACCAGATGAATCTATTACAAAATCAACTTCCAACTCCCCCCAAGGTAATTTAATTGGAGTTCTTCTATCAAAGTTTGGAATTGTATGTCCATCTATAATCATATTATCTAATTCACAACTAACATCACCCTGATACTTACCATGAACTGAATCATACTTAAACAAATGAGCTCTTACATCAACAGTTGTTCTCGCATTGATTGCAACAATATTGTATCTATCATCTGATATTAATTTACGAACTAGATTTCTACCGATTCTACCAAAACCATTAAATGCTATATTAATCTTCTTCGGCTTCTCTACCATAATATCCCTTCATCATTATTTTTTTGGTTTCACACAATTTCCACAAATCCATGGGTAAGTCCAATCAGCTACTTTGTTTTTACTATCAGGAATAAATGGACTCCATGCATCTGCACGAATAGGCCCTGCTGTTTGCCATACTACTTCAAACTGTCCATCAGATTGAATCTCACCAATCACTACTGGTTTATGTAAGTGATGATTTTTCTTATCCATTACAATTTGAAAACCAGATGGTGATTGAACTGTCTGTCCACCAATGGCTTGTCGAACTGCATCAATATTAGTAGTTCCAGATTGTTTTACTGCCTGAGCCCACATCTTGATTCCAATGTATGTTGCTTCCATAGGATCATTAGTAACTCGTTTTATTCCACCTGGCAATTTATGTTTCTTAACATAAGCATTCCACTTTTTAATGAATGCTTTGTTCTCAGGTGTCTTAACTGACATAAAATAATTCCATGCAGCTAAATGTCCTACCAATGGTTTAGTATCAATACCACGCAATTCTTCTTCACCCACAGAAAATGCAACTACTGGAATGTCCTCTGCTTTGAGTCCTTGATTACCAAGTTCTTTGTAGAAGGGAACATTAGAGTCACCATTAATGGTAGAGATAACTGCTGTTGGTTTACCAGCTGCAAACTTTTTAATGTCTGCTACGATAGTTTGATAATCACTATGACCAAATGGTGTATATGTTTCCATAATATCTTTCTTGGCAACACCTTTTGACTTTAAGAAATAATTGAGTATCTTGTTAGTAGTTCTAGGATAAACATAATCTGTACCAAGTAGTACAAATCGTTTTGCTCCACCACCATCCTCACTCATTAAATATTCTACTGCTGGTATTGCTTGTTGGTTTGGTGCAGCTCCTGTATAAAATACATTGTATGAAGATTCTTCTCCTTCATATTGTACTGGATAAAAGAGTAGTCCATTGTGTTCTTCAAATACTGGAAGAACTGACTTCCTTGAAACAGATGTCCAACAACCAAAAGTTACTGCGACTTTATGTTTCTGGATTAACTCTCTTGCTTTCTCTGCAAACAACGGCCAATCAGATGCAGGATCAACTACAACTGGTTCTAATTGTTTTCCAAGTAATCCACCATCTGCATTGATTTCTTCTATTGCCATTAGTGCAACATCTTTTAATGAAGTTTCACTAATTGCCATAGTGCCAGACAATGAATGTAGAACACCTACTTTAATAGTTTCTTTTGCGAATACTGTGGTTGGTAATAAAAACATTAATAAAAACATCATAAGCTTTTTCATACATTACTCCTCCATTTAAATTCAAGTTCATCTTTATAACATTCAAAAAAATAATTCATTTCACAAAACCAATACTTTTTATATTTCACACCATAAGGCAACGGAAATAATTGGTCACCTAAATGTTGTGGATTAAAAAGTACAAACTGCCCTTTTCTGGTTATCTTAATAAATAATAACCACACATCTTTTTCAGTTGTTACATCATGCTCTACTTGTTCTATCCACGAATCTAATAGTTTAATACCATGTCTTGCTATCAGTTGATGAAAAGGAAAATCTGCATAGTTCTTACACTCAGCTAAGAAATATGGAAACTTTATAGGAGGGATAATATCACCACGCGACAATTTTATTTGCTCTTCGGAAAGATGTTCCTTTCGTGATTCATTTTTTCCGCCAACGTAAGCTCCTGAGTTTGGCACTCTAATAAACGAATCATTGTATAATTCAGACAAATATATACATACATCACGTTCCCAACTTTTACCTTTGTTCTTAGACTTACTACTCATTCATCCTCATCATCATAATATTCTTCTTCCTCATCATCTCTACAATAAACTGGATTAGCACAAAATGGACAAAACTTTGGAATCATATCTTCCTCACATTCCATACAAAATATACTTCCACATTCATTACAACCAAACCGTTTTTCTACTTCATCCATATTAATTCTCCGATTGTAAATCTACGATCTCACACTTGTCACCAGTACAAGCATATTCTTGCGAACCTCTTGTATGATCCTCTTGCTCATATTTAGACAATTCATTCCAATCAATTTCTTTTGGCATACTCTTTAACATTTCTTTATACTCTGCTTCAGTACAATCTTGATAAGGAGCTTGCTGATAAGAATGATCTATATGTGGTAAAAAAGAGATTCCAGAAATCATATCAAAATTCTTGTAGACCCACGCACCAACTTCAATCCACTCCTCCTCCTTAACGGTTATGGTAACAGATGGTTTGTGTTCACACCAATGCAATTGATATAATTTCCAGAACTCTAGTTGTTCAATAGCTGTATTATCATGTCGGCACGTTGCTGTCTTAGATGTTTTAATTGGAAAAGAAAATACCCATGTATGTTCTGGTTTAGTTACATCTGATTCATGTGGTATGCCTTTCTCTACCATAAATTCACACAAAGGATCTTTCTTATCTCCACGCACAGTTCTTATATAATATGGTGCGTGTCGTGCATGAATACCAGAAGCTGCATCAACTAATTGTGAAACAGTACCAGATGGTTTAACACAAGTAATAGCTGCTGCTTGATTAATACCAAGATGCTTTGCACTTATTTTGTTTGTGTCAACAGCAATAGCTTTTAGGGACTCTAAAAGAGCTGGTAATCCTTTCTCATTTGTACCATAATGAATACCATTGGTATATGCATTATCCATAATACCAGTTAACGACACACCAAGCAATGCTTCTTCCTCACAATTCTTCTTCCACGTTTTAGACAAATAACGAAAATGAGTAAGAGTTGCCTGCCATGTTCCAAGTATAGATGCAAGTCTTACTTTCTCTTTAAGACTTGCAGGAGTATCTTCTGGTCTAATAACCACCTCAGTTAAATTACAAAACTCTGCATCTCTCAATATAATCTCTGAGCAAGGATTAGTACCAAAACTATAATTAGGATCTCTACGATCACCAAGTTTCTCAACTTGTTTTTTTGCAGCCACTCTATTAAATATTCCACGTTCCCCCGATTTGGATTCTATCAACGACATCCATTCTTTTAAAAATATATTCACATCTGGTTTCTCTGTATATGCTACAGAGTTATTTGACAAAGCACGTTGTGTATTATCCAACCACCATTGGCCAGACTTTGCTTTTCTCATTCGTTCATCTGTAAGATTAGATAAAGAGATCAATGCTGATCTACGAACACCACCAACTACAACTATCTCTGCAATCTTACACATCAAATCGTGACACTCAATAGAAGATAACTTTCTGCCAACTGCTGACTTGAATGTTTCTATTGTAAAACGAAACAGATTATCCAATGGTAAGGGACCTGATGCTCTACCACCAAAAGTTTTTAATCGTTCTCCAGCTTTACGAATCTTTGACATATCCCACTTTGGAATTTGTCCTGCATACAACATAGATATTAATTCTTTGTAAGCTTTTGCCCATCCAATTTTTGAATCGGCGACAACAATAGTTGTGTCTGTATCGTATAGTTCATCTGCTACCAATGGAAGTTTCTCAACTTCTCTACGTTCTACAGAGAATCCTACTCCTGTTCCACACATCAAAATAAATAAACATTCATCAAATGCACTCTTATGATTGACAGCCAAGTATGCACAATTATATCCTGCAAC